CAGCGATTACGACCGCATCGGAGAAGAATGGATTCATCGTTCCATGACCTCAATTGCTGTTGCCAGAGTGTTGATTTCTTGTTGTTTGGTGTTGAGGTCTCGACTCTTAAATTCGATTTTGTCTTGAAGGTTTTGAGCTTGCTGCTCAAGCTTCGACTTGTCGATTGAGAATGTATAGATTTCTTCTTTTGCGACTTCAACCTCTCTCTCAAGTTGAGTCTTTCGTGCTTTTGCTTGTTCTAAATTCATAAATTTGCCCCCTTAGATTATAATTCCGTCTAAACATAACCAATCTCTTTGTACTTGGTTATCTTTAGCACAGTATAGCTCCCCTTCAGTAGATAGAATCAAATAACAATCTTGATAATCTCCCGTAATTGCTCGAATATAGAATTTCTTTTTCGGGTTATATTCTTTAGGAAGCGTGAAAATCGTTCCACCACGATTGATATATGTTCCACCTTGGCAACTACCCCTCAAATAGATTCTACCCTCTGAATCTCTACGATATTGAACATTCGTTTCGTTACCGCCATAGTGCCTCCATCCATTTGTAAGAGGAGCATCATGCCATTCACCAAAAAGAGGAATGTTGCTAGGTGTAAATTGTACCCAAGGATGCCATCCTGTGACGGGTGTTTTCCGTCTCATATAGATTACATTTGCATCGTATGGTGTATAAGTTTGCATCACATAATTCTCATCACTTGGATGAGTATCCACTTGGATATATCCATATAATTGAGAGCCCGTCAAATTCGAAGGAAGGTCGCTCATCCCGTGAGAGTAGAACATCCCAGTCTTCATCAAGTCATTTGCGGATCCTGTCATCTTTATCGATTTACCATCGATTTGAGTCAATCTCCCGACTTGCACGAGCTCATTGTGTGAGTAGATGTCACCCTTCGCATCGATTGAGCCTCGTTCCCATACTTTTCCAAAACCTGTCCCCTTTGGAGTCCTACATTGAACTACCTCTTCGGGACCCACGATTGGAGCGGTGAATGTGAAGCTTGCATAAGCATCTGAGATTGTTCCTTCTACAATCCAAGCCTTATCAGCAGCGAATGTCCCAAACAAGTCCGAATTCGAATTCGTGAGCGAGCTAATGACTTTCGAATCAACTCCTCCACCTGCGTTATCCGTGAAGAATCCGTCATAAGCTGGTTTGACTTTGAATTTCAATCGCATTGGATTCTTCTGAACCCCATCGACCATGAGCGGTGCGATTTTAGCTGTTCTTCGGACGACAATTGTTTGTTGGTCTCCACCACCTCGAACCGCTTCGAACGAAAGCATTGGAGCGAAGTATTGAAGCACCTTGATTGGTACGGTCACCACATTGGACTTGAGCCCACGACTATCGATGATATACGCTTCGACATTGTAATCGCCATAGTTCTTGAAGAATTGGAATGTGCCACCATTTGATGTGATTGCCATCTTCTGACCCACGACCTCAGCATGGAATGTCTTGATTGTGGATCCGTAAGTGCCCCCCATCCCTTTGAACGTTCCTACCATCTCGGAGAACGTTTGGACGAATGTATTCTTGCCCACGATGTCTTTGGTTGCTTTGGCTTTATCAACAAGCTCAATGTTCTCGAGTCTTGGTTGTGTGCCACTAGGGAGTCCGATATACCATCCAATGCTATATTCATCAATACCGATTTGTTTATCGCCATCAAACGTTCGAACACAAATGTCAAACGTGCTCGATGCCACGTTCACATTCTTTCGTGCATTTTCGGTAGAAGGAGTGAATTTGACTGTCGTTCCAAGTCCTGTTCCTAAATCGTACCAATCAGAGCCCCACACCTTATACCATACTTGGTGAGTAAACGATTCGACCTTTCTGTCGAGAGTGACTGTGAGCTCTTGTCCGAGCTCTCTCGTTCCAGATACGGATGCGACCTTCGACATCCTTGGAATCTTAGCGAACGTTTGTGTGAAGCTCGTATCGATTGAGCCCAAATACCATCCACCATAGTTGATGCCACTTGTAGAGCCCGACCACAAGAGAATCTTGCGTGTCGCTTGCCCGTCTTCATCGTGTGTGAATGTGAAGTCCACACTTCCAAGAGAACGCTCTGAGCCTTTGATGAAGAGGTGCTCAATTTTTAAGTACTTGTTTTGCCCTGCTAGTTGCACTCCCATGTATGCCCCGTAGGTTGGGTCAAATTGGATTTCATAGCCGCCCGGGTCATTCCCGATGTACAAGCTTACTCGTGCGGTCGTAGTGTTTGCCACACGGTCTTGGGAGAGTGTGCTCACTTCATATCGAATATAAGTGTGCCAGTTCCCATCGAAGTATTGAATTCCCATCTTTTACCTCCTTCCTACGGTCCTACGTAACGAATTACGTTGTATTTTGGGTTCACATTGTATTGAGATTCCACATAGTAACCAATTTGAATCGATTTCGTGAACACCCCATTGTCAATGTGGATAACCCCTTGAGAGATGCTCATGACTTCTCGACCACCAGACATCATCGAGATTCGATTGTCAGACACAAGAATCGAGCTATCTCCTTGAGGATTCCCAATCGAGAGCCCTTCATTCCCGAATTTCATGTTGCGGTCGATTGCGTTCCAAATAGCTGTCATAGAGCCTAAGTCGTTTTGAATCCCAATCATGCGTTGCGAGAGCAACACAAGGTCATCTTGCGCTTGCTTTCTATCTGATTCGTTCGATTTTACGAACGCTTCATACTTAGCCTTCCACTCCAAGACCGTCTCAAGAGTCGCTTTCGCCTTCATCTCTTGCATCATCACCAATTGTTGGTCTTGTAAGTGCTTGAGTTGGTCTTCTGTGATGAGCTTGTCAGCCTTCATCTCGAGCTTTGCTTCGACTTCCTTGATTGGCTTCTTGAAGTCCTCGACACTTGATACATCGAAGTAGATTTTGCCATCTCGAACTTCCATGATTGGCTTGCTGCCATTCGTGATGGAGATTCGATTCAAATCGAGTGAGCCTGCTGTGATTTGTCGTGCGTTGATTTCTAATGATTGAATCAAGCCAGCACTAATCTTTTTCGCAATCACTTCATCAGTCGTTATCGTCTCGATAATCTTGTTCAGGTCAGCGGTGTCCACCTTACGAACCCATTGACCGTCCACACGTTCATACATGATGGCATAACCACCACTAGGCTTCATCCACTTGTCGCCCTCTTTAGGATTGATAGGCTCAGCCTCGTCCAAATACAAGCGACCAATCTTGGTCGTAAGGCTCTCAATATAATCAAGCTTTTCTTGGACGGGTCCACGATACTTGTATTGTGATTGAGATTGCCCCGATTCCTTCGCATTGGTCTTCGAGGTCAATCCACCATCAAATGTGATGTGATGCGAGAACACAGGAATGTCGAATCGTGTATTCTCTGAACCCCAAAAGACTGAGACCCAATCACCGGGTTCGGTGTCGATGTCGCCTCGCCATGATAGTTCGTATGGATAGAAGCTCAAATCTCGGTATTTGTTGTACAATCTATCGAGCAATTGTTGAGTCATCCATGGATTCTTGAGAACCATCTTATTCCCCGAGCGGTTTCCCGATACAATCTTGGTCTTATCGACAGTACATTCAATGGATCCGAGTTTGTACTTGATTTCGTCTCGTACCAATCCAGTAGCTCCATATTGACTTCTCGTGATTTGTTTCGTTGTAGCCTTCAAATCGATGAAGTCGAGCTTGCCATCACGATTGAATCGTGCGAACGTGCCATCTAATTGAGCAAGATACATGATTGCATCTCTGAATGTTGCTTTCTCCAATTTGGTCTTGATGGACACATCTGGGAGACTGATTGCATCACTCACAGGGATTCCAGTCATCGTCACGATTTCTTGGAAGACTTCTCGGGACCCTGTTGGATACGAGAGTTTGCTTTCATACGTTCCAAGCAATCTCACGAATTCATCTTGAAGTTTTAATTTTGTAATTTTTGAATTACGGTCGAGCTTGATTTCGGTCACAAAAAAACGACCAAGGGGCAACATTGCCGCTTGACCGTCAATTGTTTGAACTCCGAGGCTCGCTGTTGATGGCATCATCTCCTCAATTCCTTCGACTATCTGATTCAGTTCGACCGATATGGAATTGATGAATGTGCCACCGGGAACGAACGATGAGCCTCCAGAGATGGAAGCATCATGTTCGATTTTCTTTAGATGTGACTTATCATAAGTCTGATTGTTGAGCGTGAATGAAGCGTGAATCACTCGAACATCAGACACAATCGCATCTCTATACTCTTGTGTTGTTTCCAGCATTTCATCACTCCTATTGCTCAATGAACGATGTTGATACATCGTTGTAGTACGTTATGCCATCACTAAACGTTCCCATACAAGTTCCCGTGACTGTGCTTCGATATGCTCTAATCGATTTACCTTGCACGACCGCATTGAAGAACCCACTTGGGATGTTACGAATGGCGTTATATTCATCTTGAGTTAAGATTCCCCAAGAGATTTGAATTGTTGTTTTGTTTGCAATGACATCACCGCTCATGAGCCCGTTCGCACTTCGACCAGTCCCAGAGCTCCAAATGATTTCATCGCTATGTGATATTGATGTAGGAGATGCAAGAGCAACTCCATTCACTATAATTTCGCTCACTCTATGCACCTCCTAAAAGTCTAATAATGGTTGATTTGTTCTTTGTTGGATTCCGTTTGCGATATCAAAGATTTTTCTTGTGACCGATTCGCCATCGATATTCAAATCCATTCCAGCCACTAATGTGACTAATTGTCTTAGTAATGCAACTACCTCCGCACTGCTGTTCGAATCTTTCGATAATCGAGCAGCTTCACGAGCCATTGCGAGCATCTTGTTCTCAGGTGCCACAATTTCACCGTAGTGTTTGTTATCCCCAATCATTGCAAGTTGTGGAGTGTTCGCCTTAACGAATCCCCCTTGAGCAAGCATTGGGATTTGAGGAGTGCTGATTCTACCAATCCATGAGAATGGGCTCACACCCATTACGCTGATTCCACGGATTCCATCAAGGATTCCATTGATTCCATTGAATGGGATGGTGATTACTCGGTTAATACCTCCGATGATTCCATTCACGACCGTCTTGAACGTTCCGAGAATACCTTCAGTAATTCCCATGAAGATTCGTCCACCAGTCGAGAATACATCTCGAACGCCTGCCCATGCTTTAGAGAAGATGTTGCTGAACCAATTTGGAATCGTTGAGAAGATGCTTGTAATTGTGTTCCAAGCTCCTTGGAAGATGCCTCGGAAGAATTCAACCACACCAGAGAACACCGCTTTGATGCCTCCCCAAATGCCGCTAAACCATGAACCTGCTACGCTGAACACGTTCACGATATTAGACCATGCATTCTTGAACATTGTTCCGAACCATGTCGCCACATTCGATAGTGCGTTCACCACATCGTTCCATCTATCCTTGAACCATTGTCCAATAACCTTGAACACATTCACGATGCTGTTCCATGCGTTTGTAAACATCGTTGAAAACCATGTCGCTACATCGCTGAATGCTGTCACGATGTCATTCCAACGATCCGCAAACCATTGACCGATTCCACTGAATATCGCCACAATACCATCCCAAGCAGCTTGGAAGCCTTCTGGGATTGCTGTCATTGCCTTATCAGCAAATTCAGCGATTGCGGTCACACCATTTCCAAGAATATCAAAAATCCAACTTAAGAAATCGAATAAGCCTTTCAATGCGAGTGAGATTCCAGCGATAGCAGCAAGCAAGAGTCCACCTAACAATCCAGCAATAACTCCAAGAATCGGACCTAATGCACTAGCAAGTAAGTTGTATAGTGGTTCAAGTGCTGTCCAAATCCTGCTTATAGCTTCCACAATGCTCGAGATGGCATTGCCTAATGAATCAATCATTGGCTTCACGAATTGGTCGTATACATCACTAAATGCTTTCCCAACTTTCTCAAGAACAGGATTCACATGATTGTTGAATCCATCAATAATCGTTCCAACCAATCCCGATATCATATCGCCCCATTGGAGAATCAATGGTCCGATACTGTTATCGTACACACTCTTGAACATCTTGCCCACATCTTCGACACCCTTTTCGACCGTCTTGAAGATTGGAGCGATGTTCTTCAACATTGTATTGAATGCTTCTGTAAGTTTCGGAGCGTTCTTCGTGATAATCGTCTCGAAAGCCTTCATCAAGTCACGACCAAGTTTCGCTCCGATTTCTTTGATATCAACATATAGACTAATGAATGCCCCTGCGATGGCTTCACCTATCTTCACAGCTCCTTCGCTCGTTAATACCTTGTAGATGGCATCACCGATAGCTTGAGCAATGTTTCCAGCAGCTTTCATCATGTCCCCTGTCGCATCCATTGTATTGACAAGAGCTTGTTTGATTTGCTCCTTGTGGTTGTCCAATGCGTTTGCAATGGATTCAGTAAGGAATACACCAATCCCCACTCCCACCGAAGCAATCGCACCAGTAAATTGACCCAAAGCATAAGCCCACTTGTCCAACATATCATTGAACGATTGGACGACTTTTGGATCCGTGAAGATTTCTTGTAGGGTAGCTCCGATTCGTTCGAGAGCCACTTTCATTCGTTCCAAACCTTCGGAGTGGAATGCGGCATCGAATCCAGCTTTGAATTTAGCTAAGAGCTCACCAATTCGCCCAAAGAGGTCTTCGAAGAATTTCTTCAATTGGTTGTCCCCTTCGGCAATCTTGCCCATGTCAACTTGAGCACCTTTTGGTTGGAGACCTCCGCCTCCACCTCCGCCACCTTTTCCTTTGCCTTTACCTCCTCCACCGCCGCCTCCGCCTCCTCCGCCACCACCAGAGAAGCCACCGCCTCCAAAGCCGCCACTACCACTGTTCGAATTGATAGAGAAGCTACTTACGCTATCTGAGGCAGAAACGTAAGATTCTAGATAATTGACATTATTCATCATGATAAACGGTGCTGCTGAATAAGTAAACTCATCTAGAGATGGATTGCTGAGGTGGATGTTGTAACGTTTTAACACATCACTAACTTTTTTCGCCTGTCCATAGAGTGTCGCATAAACCAAGATACGATTCCAAAGGATAACAGATTCTAGTTCGGATTCTTTAAAACTAGGAATACTCTTAATCATATTTTTAAAGCTATGCCACTGGTAATAGGTTGAAATTTGAGTTGCATCAAGACATCTCTGACGACGTCTTTTCACTAAGTACCAGAATAAAATGGTAACTCCTGCTATAGGTAGAAGACCAAGAATATAGTAAAAACCTAGTCCTGATCCAAAGGCAGCAAATAAGAACAAGGTTGAAAGAATACAAAGCACCATTGAAAGTACCAAAGCTGCTACTCCCAATATGTTAAATGTCTTTTCTTTCGGACTAAAATCTCTATAAATTTTAGGAAGTCCAAGCGCAAATTCCTCTTTTTCTACGCCTTTTGCTACTTGATAGCCGTCATTAGTGAATTGATATTTGACACGTTTTCCTTGGGAACGTATTGCTTCACGCTCATAGCTTGTTCTAGCACTCTTAAATTGTTTTTCTAAGCCATCTTTATCAAGATAATAGCGCGAGAACATTTCCGTATCTCTAATTTCCATGCGACCATCAAACAACATATCCAAGAAAGACACTTCAAATGAAGAGAGCACCTCCTTTTCAATACGTGTCAGAATATTACTATCACCTTCTTGTCTATAGGTGAGATGACCTCTATCAATCAAATCAAGGATGGTAGCTTGTACCATA